TGTTATTTATGTACTCTTTTAGCAAATTTCTTTGATTTGCACTAAGATTACTGTATTTTTTGTTAAATTTCTCAATTAAAATACCATATGCGAGCAATCTCAAGTCTTTTTCTTGCTTTTTGTATCCTTCAACCATAACATTCTCTTTCTTTTTGGTTGAAAGGTTCTTTCGTGTTATGTTTTCTACGATCGTAAAGCGACTTTCTGTTTCTGTCTGTGGATTCATAGCTTCTTTTGTTGAAAATAACTTAAAGATAGAAGCATTCACCTTATAGTTTGGTATTCTAGCCATAAAAAAATCATTTATATCATAATTAGAGCGAACCTCTTTAATTAGATTATATTTTTCTCTTTTTAAAGAAGCATCGTTTAGTTTAACCCGAGCATTTAAGACTGCATCTACTAAATGATTAGCTTTTGTTTCTGATTTGTAATTCTCAACAGTTAATACTCTATACAATTCGTACTCTTTACCTAACTGGGTGTTCTTATTAAAAAACTCTTTTAATATATTAGCCGCCGAACCCTTCTTATCGTTATTCAACACATCGACTGTAATTTGTCTAGTTAATAACTCAAATAATATTCCGGTGTTACGGATCTTTGAGTGTTTTGTTTTTGAACTCATATTATACTCCAATCGTTTATATAATTCTTCATATATAAATATATGATTACTTAGTTTTTCTTAGTATTAAGGGAAGATACTTCTGATTTATATTCATCTTCTAGCTCATTAGCCTCTGAAAGCAGTTCTTTTCCATCATTACCTAAATGTTTGAACAGATTTTCATAATGTTTTGTAGCTACTCCACCATAAGCCATCTTTTTATCATGCGCTCCTAACGGATCTCTACCTCTCACACCACTATCTTTACTATACTTGTTAGCTTCTTTAGGTCTTCCAGCGCCTGGTTGTCCACCTTCTTCTGAACCACCCTCATCATCCAACTCATGACCAGTTCTACCCATAGCCATATCCGATGGTGTTCCTTGTGACTCACCACTTTTAGCAGGATCGTTACCTTCAGCTTCAATCTGTTGTCTTCTAAACTTATTCTTATAGTCAAAGATTATCTGCTCATCATTTTCTTTGATTTGGTCGTCTGTGAAGTTAAATATGTTTTTGTAAATCCATTCAGAAGATACTAAACCATCCCTAACCATAGATTCAGCTAATGATGTTTTGTTATTCCACAACTCAATCTTTTCCTGTTCGTAGATTGTAGATGGATTTGTTAAACCTAAATCAAAGTTTACAAGCTCTTGGTCTCTAAACCCTTGTGAGTATAGATGAACAACAGCAATCTTTGTTAATTCACTAACTACAATTCTTTGTATTCTTTCAATCGTTCTAGCAAACCTAACATCCTCAGCAGCCAACGTAGCCTTAGAACCTAATCCCTCTTCATATCCTAAGAAAGCCTTTGGAACTCTTAAAGATGCAAGTAATCTATTCTTTAGGTATTCAATATCGTCAACAGCATCATAACTTAAACCACTAAGACTATCAATAGATGTTCCACTATCTCCACCACGAACTGGTAAGAAGAAATCCTCTGTTAAGTTCTGTATGTTATATCTAAGGTTATAATCGCCTGTCTTTTCATCAATAACAGGAGCCTTCTTCATCTTATTGATTACCTGTTGCATATAATTGTCAACTTCTGCTGGTGGAATGTTTCCAATGTCCAACTTAAATACTCTTTTTTCAGGAGCTCTCATAATCCTATGTATCAACATAGCATCTTCCATAAGAGTAACCTGTTTCCAAACTTTTCTTCCGCCCTCTAACATAGACTTACCATAAGGAACATAGTTAGAATCCGATAGAAGTCTGAAGTGAGCTACCTCATAGTTCTCAAATGTCTGTGTTTCACGTTTACTAGAACCATGCCTGTTACTATCTCCTTGAGGAGTCAACATAAACTGAACATTCTGTGGATTTTCAAGATCGTGTCCTTCTAATCTAGCCACATCGTAAGCAGACATAGGAGTTACATTTGTAATACCATACTTATCAGCTACTTCTAATTGTAAAAAGAAATCACCATACTTAGCCATATTACGAATCCAAGGCCATAGGTTAAATTCTATATTTATAATATCGTAAAATAAATTATGTAGTATATCATGTATTTGGTCGTTATCAGTTTTGATATCTAATACTTTTCCATACTCATTTTTCATAGTAGATTCATCTGAGTAGATATCTAGAGCAGAAGATATAATAGAATCAGAATCCATAGATTCATAATCTCTAAATAATCCCAATCTTAACTGTTGTTGATAGAGTTGGTCATTATATCCCATATTTTGTGAAGTAGAATACAATTTAGTATATCTATCTACTAAATTAGTTTGTACATTTGATTGTAGTTGTCCTGTATCTACAACTTTTAATTTCCTACCGCCTATATTTCTAACAATAGTGTTTGTTGAAAACAATCGTTTTAGTCTTGAAAATAAGTCTTGTTCTGCCATTTTTGTGCCTCTTAGTTAAGTAACCAATCTAATGATTCTTTTTCTCCATTGGGTCCTGTTTCCATTTCCCAAGAATTATTTTGATTGGTTGGTTTTTGTGGTAACATCTGTGATGCTACACCACTCAAAGTTCTTTTAGTTAATTCTATTCCTTCATTTTTAAGTCTTAATGCAGTATCCCTTACCCAAAGAGTAAGAGCGAAACTCATCACTAAGTCATCGTTGTATCCTGTCATCGCTTCAGCTTTATTGTTGTTATATATAAATACAAACAACTCATCAATTAATCGATTTGAACGTACAATTACCGACTTTTCTCTGAAATACTCCTCTAATTTAGCTATAACCAATGGTCTAGTCTTCATTGTCATACTAAATCCAGCCACCATATTACGATCTTGATTTCTATATCGGTTGTTTATCTGGTGTTCTGTATCCACATACTTTAAATCTTTGCTTGTGTAAAATAAGTTTTGATAACCTCTATCAATACATTGTTGTAGTGTAGCCCAACCTATGTTGTTGTTCTCTACTACCAACAAAGCATTATTATATTCTGTTGCTGTGTTTACACATAAGTTTCCAAAATCTTTTGTTGACATCTTACCTTTGTATTCTGCTACCTGCTCCATCGTTTCGATATCCATAACGTGAAATGCAGAGTAATCTGAACCATCTCCCCTACTAACATCAGCACTTAGTACATAATCTCTAGTATAGTTTGCTGGTTGCCATATCCAAAGACAACTATCAACACCTCTCTTCTCTAATGGGTCTTGTGTATGTATTTGTTTGTACTCTTCTAAGATTACACCATCAATAACAGTTTGTCCTGAAGTTAAGAAGTCACAATCACATTCTTGAGCAGCTAGTGACGGGCCTAATAGTCTATCTTGTTCAGCTCTCCACTCATCATCCCTTTCAGGATGTAAGTTCCAATGTAATCTAATAAAGTTCCAATCATTAGTTCCATCTTCTGCACCAACCCAAGTCTTATGAAACCAATTACCTATACCATTTGGTGTAGATAGAGCAATACATTGTCCACCAGTAGATAGTGTCTGTGAAGCAGCAGCCCATATCGGTTCAATCTTATCAATAAAAGCAGCCTCATCTAATATCAAAAGAGACAAAGCCTCAGAACGACCACTATCCTCACCGCTTGAAACAGCTTTTATCTGTGAACCATTGTTATATCGTAAAGATAGTTTATTATCCTCTGTGCATTTCTGTTTTAACCAACTCGGTAAATTAGCGTGCATCACCCTAACCTTTGTAACTAAGTTTTTAGCAGTATCTTGTTTGGTAGCAATCACTAATATGTTTTTATCCTGATGAAATGTCATCATCCAAAGGGAGTATCCGGCTGATAACGTAGATAAACCTAATTGTCTAGCTTTAAGAATTACATTAAATCTATGTTGTTCAAAGGTTCTAAGTGACTCTTCTTGATAAGACCAAAGATGAAATGGAACTTTACCCTTTATTGGGTGCTGGACAACACAATACTTTTTTAAAAAGTATACGGGATCTTTAGCGCATTTCTTATATTCGCTTTTGATTACCTCTTTTAATTGTCCTGGTTTCATTATATCTTTCCTACTATAAATCCAATTACTAACCAAATGTATCTGTGTTCATACCATTTTGGTTCAACTAAGTCTACCAACTTCTCATTGGCTACATCTCTTTCCTTTAACAATCCAATCTGTTCATCTTTCTTTACAATGATTAAAGAATCTGATTTTATTTGATTATCCATCTCTTTTACCAAATCCTCATATATAGAAATCTGTACGGATTTAGAGCTATCAGAATGTTGTAATTCTTTGATATTGTTAGCAATTCCTAACATCTGTTCTTGTGAAAGAGTTACTTGTCCAAGTAAAGGAACTGATAGTAATAGTGGTAGTAAGTATTTCATATTATCCGTGTTTTTTAAGAACATAAATTACAGCACTACTTGCAGCAGTTATTTTACTTATTGAAAAATCATACACTACACCTGCAGTTAGATTTGCAGCTGGAATTTGTCCACCATCTGCTAAATGAAATACTGCGCTTCCATGTGTTTTTACTATAACAGCACTTGCGCCATAATTTGATCCTGTATAAGCAGTCATTCCGTCTGCTACTGCTGATGCAGAAATATATGTTCCTGGATATCCTTTTTTTTGAAAATCAGAATAATCTGATGGTGAGTCATGCATGTCTGACATTTTATTTCTCCCTATTTTTTAGCGAATTTCTTCAAAAAATCTACAGCTTCATCTGAGTTATCATCTGTAAAAGCTTTCTCCATCTTTTGAGTTTTCTTTTTGCTATTAGTTAATTTACGTTTGAGATTTCCTATCTCTTTTTTAGAAGATTGTTTGTTCTCCTCTAATACCTTTATTTCTTTTTCAACTTTTTTCTCTTCTTTTTTGTTTTCTTTAATCACACCTTTTAGCTTTTTTACTTCTTTACTCTTAGAAGAAACAGCAAAAAGTGCTCCAATCGTACCTAAGATACCAACTATTATTTTCCAAATCTTCATACGTTACTCTCCAATTGTTCTAAAACTTCGGTATACTTTTTTAAAGCTTCTTCAGCTTCTCTTTTAACCTTTTTCATATCAATATCCCATTTTTCTTTTTCCAACTCAGGAGTATTAACACCGACATTATTAAACCATTCCGGAGCCTTTGAATCTCTCCACTCTGAGATAGCTTGTATTTGGTCTTTAATAAATGCAATCTTATTACTTCTAATCTTTTCTTCAGCCCATTCTTCATACCCACCTTCTATACGAAGTTTGTTTTCCATCTTAATCTGACAATCAAAACAATGTCCAAATAATGACCACATTTTATCATCTAATTTTTTCTTCATAATGACATCACACTTCGGACAAAACATAGGCATTCTAGCTCCCTTCATAATATCAGTCATTCTACTGATTTGGTCACCACTATCTTGTTCCTTACCTTTGTAACCAACCATCACTCTTTTATCAGGAGTTCTACCAGCTAATAGGTCTCCTAATGCTTTATTTTGTCTTTCTGCTTCTTTACTATATCCCATTGTAACTCCTATACGAACTTTAACATTCCTAATATTTGATTTGCTGGTGCAAAAGCACCTGTGTACTTATAAAGTTTTCCTTTGTAAACAAAAGTAATACCCTCTGATGGAACTACAGACTTCAAACCACCGATAGCATTCAATCTATCCAACTGAGTTTTTAATGTATTCAATACCTTTGGGTCTTTAGATGTTCTTACCTTTCCAATAGCAGACTTCAAATCCTTACGAATTGTTCGAGCTGATTTTGATGGATTGGCTGCTATAAAATCACTAAGGTTAGAAAGTATCTCAGCTCCTAACTCAAAGAAAAGGACTTCCCAATCCCTAATATGTTTCTTCTGTAAACCCTTTAAATCTGTCTTATCTGTTTTTAATATCCAATCTAAAAACTTTTCATTTTTTATGTCTTTTCTAATCTGTGGTATCTTATAAGACTTATCTAAGAATGCCCATCTACGTGTTAGTTTTACCAATATGTTATTTGGTACATTGTACTTAAATTGTTTTCCTGCATTAAAAATATACTCCATCCAATAAGCCTGATGATACTCAGATAATGTGTTATTACCTTTTAGGTTAAATTGATTCTGTAATTTATTTAACTTACCCAAAAAGTAACTTTGCCTTTTGCTAAAATCTTTTACTTTTGGTAAGTTAGTTATAAATGGTTTTTCGATTTTAAAAGCCTTTTGTACATCCTGATTTATCTGTTTTATCATACCAGCCAAAACTCTTGCACTTCCCCTATCTTCTCCGATTGGAGAACCAGCTGTATCATATTCTATTGTTCCGTGAAATTGTAGGAGTGATTTGTCGTATGGTATTACATTTGCTGTCTTTGGATATATAACTTCCAACGACATAAATTTCTTTCCTTCATCAAATATCTTTGTTTTTTGTCCATCACTAAGTTTACCTACGGCTCTTTCTAAATCTCTCATAGCATATACAAATGCTTTTTCAATATCACCTCTACCACTAAACATACTCTTAATACCATTGATATCTAAAGCACCAGCTCCGTGATTCTTAATGTGTCCTTTGTTACGAGCAGCTAAAAGTTTTCCACCTTTCCAACTAACCATTATGTTTTGACCATCCGTTTTTTCTGTAACTGCTCCTTCACTATCAAGATTACCTTGAAGTGTATTAATAATTAGTGTCTTAAAGTCTGAAAACGTTAAATTTTTATCATCAAACGGATGATTTAAATGACCATAAGCACCACCTTCTAATAATAAACTAACCTCTTTGTCTAAATTTATCTTTTCAAAAAGTGATTCAATATCGTATGAATCCCCATCAGCACCAGCTGCGAATAAAGAACCTATTATATTATTTATAGCGGATTCAGTACCCATCCAGTTAACCACTTTCCAACCCAAGGGTTTTATAACTTCACTCATCCATTTTTTATACTTAGTTACGGCTGATGTTGAACCATTAGCTTGCCCGTGGTCTAAAAAGGTAAGTGGAACTGAATGATAATTTTTTTCTATAGTATTTTTAGCATTATCATCCAAAATATAATTAACGACTTTCCACCCTGCATCTGAATAGATAGAATCTAACCACTCCTTAGAAGTCTTTTTGTATGTAGGATAATCTGTATAAAATGTAGAAGGACCATCGTCTAAGTTTCCTGCAGAAGTATCGCTTGATTCCATCAAAAACTCTTCAATCAGTTCGTCTGATAAATCGTAAGACTCAAATAACTTTTTAAAACTATTAGTCATCATAGTATACACACTTTTATCATAATATCCAAATACTTTTTTAAATGCTTTTACCCTATCACTATCATCAAGTTTCGGGTCACCTAAAAGTTTTCTCATCTGCGTTCCACTAACCGAACCGAATTTTGGAGCACTCATAATGTATCCATTTTCTTCGTATCCTTTAATACTACCTTTACTTTTTTTGTAATCTTGAAAGTATTTACCACCCTTCAATCTACCAGCATCTTTTTTGCCAACGGCATATACTACAGCAGTCGTATCTTTATTAAATTTCTTTAATAGATTCTTTGCTATATAAGGAGACTTTTCCATAATGATACGATTTTTAGGAATACCCATCTTAATCATATGAGAAACTTTTTCTTTAAAGTTCATAGGATGTCTTGGTGGTTGTTTAATGTTTGTTGTGGTTATATAAACCTCATCTACTTGTGTCTTTAACCAATTGTATGTTGCTAGATGTCCTGAATGAAATGGTTGAAATCTTCCACCGAATACACCGATGGTTTTTTTGATTTCTTTTTGTTCATTCATACCTAATTTTTTTCTTAAAACTTTTATCTTCTTTAGTATTTCTTTATGTTTAGCACTACCAGAAAATGCTTTCATACCCATACTATACAATTTGTATAACTCAGCTTTATCATTTTCATTTACTTTCTTATAACCACTACCATAAGGAACTGAAGTGTTACCTTTTCTCTTCATCTTCTTTACCATCTTACGACTTGGTGATGGTAATGTACCAGCAGGTGCACCAAACTCTTCGTTTTTAGCTTTGGTTTTTTTCTTCATCTTATTGATGTAAGCTCTATAGACAGCTGCTTCCGAACTCTTACCCATCTCTTTAGCTCTCTGTTCCATAGCTACAGCAGCTTGTATCTTATGTGCGTGCTTTTTACCACTTCCACTTATCTTACTAACCGATGCTTTTGCATCCTTAACCGTAGCAAACTTTAATCCTTTTATTGTTCCTTTTGGATTTTCATCCGTATATAAATCTGAATGAGACTTAGAACCACGATGTTGTCCTTTCTTACGAGGAACTCTAGCGGCTTCATCTTTTTTCATTATTCTAAATTTTAAAGCAGTCCTACCATTGATAAGTAAGTCTCCTTTCTCGTTATAATCTATAGACTTAACAACTACCCTTTTATTCTTAAATCTACCCATAAGAACTGTATCGCCTATTTCGACAGGAACTTCTATGGATTCAAAGAAACGAGATTGGCCTGGATTCTTAAATATCTTTTGATGTTTCTTTTCTCTTCGTAACCAAGCTTTACCAACCTTACTCTTAATTGGTTTCTTTAAAAAGGTATCTATACCCTTACTAACCAACATCTTAAAATGTTTAGTTATTTGAGAATCCGATAACATCTTATTATTCTGAACAATCATAAAGTTAGAACCACCGAATAAACCTTGAAAGGCACCCAAATTACCTTGAACATCTTCCCAACTTTTTTCAACGATAGCATCCGGTACAACCCTATCTCTTTTTTCGTTTCTTTCCCTAGCAATCTTTAATGAGGTATTTACGAAAACCATATAGGTATCGTAACCCAAATCCGTTAATTCTTTTCTTCTTCTTTTAATCTTACCAAAGTTATGTCCTGTACCATCTATGATAACACCTAACTTACCATTGGTGTATAGTCTTAATCTTTCCTTACTTAATGATTTAGCAAACTTCCTTAATCCACTTGTGTCGTAATCTACAGGTTTACCTTTTTTATCTACACCTGTTAGGTCAGCAAATAACTCATCAGGCATATTATCAATGTCTGTTGTTCCGAAATACTTTTTTAACAGAAGTTCAAGTTCGTTATCTTGATTTACCATCTTTAAACCAGTCTTAGATACGTTTACCTTTTCAGGTATACCGAATAGCTTTTGTGCTACGAATGATTTACCGCTGCCAGGTCCTCCAGCTAAAAAGATAGCTTTGAAGATGCCAGGATCTCTAGCTCCTTCGTTTAGAAATGGTTTTGTTAAAAATTCTGTAAGTTTATCCATAATTTCCTATGTTCTTATTCATATATAAATATAAGGTTTATAAATTATCCACTCCCACTTATTTGTTGGGATAGGGTTTTTAAATATTTAACCGAAAGTTGTGCCATCAGCAGCTGCTGATGCTGACATGACTGTCCACCTATTACTGTAAGTTGGATGACTTGTAACTTGATTTACAAAATCATCTTTACTAGCAGAAATAGCACTTACACTACTATCCGCCATTAACTTTGGAATCCACTCTGTTTGCATTCTTTTGTAACAATTATTTATTTTACCTGTTATTGAACCGGAAACCCAAAAGGATAAAGGATTATCCTTATTGCTTTCATCATAAATATTGTATTCTAATATCCTCATTTCCATATCTGATATTGATTGTGATATTACTGTTGCCATTTTTATTTACTCCTATTTTAAAATTTTAAACTACTAAGTGACCACTAAAAAAAGTATCTATGAAACTTACATTATTAAATCCATGTACGTGTGTACTATTACCTCTATCGTCAGCTACAAAAACTGCAATATAAGCAGTATCATTTGCATCCATATCCGCAAGAACATTTATATTGTAAGAATAAGTAGTTAAATCTCCTGAGAAATTTGGATCAAAAGGTGATCTGTAAGTAGCATCGCTTGTGACTAAGCTTATCCGTATTTCATTAGCATCAATATCTAATAGGTCAATTCTAATTTGTGCTGAAAAGTTATATTTACCACTTACTGGTGCTGTATAAATTCCGTTGGAAACGTTATAATCAGCCCCCACATCAAATATTTCTGTGTCAAATATTATAGTACGGTCAGCATCTTCTAAAATTATTTGGTCAGAACTTTTCCACGCAAAAAACTTAGGATTAGCTGCGATTAAATTACCTTGTAAAGTTGTGGTGTTATTACCCTCATCAATCTTCAACATATTATCACCACCGACATAGAAATCCAATACATCGCTGGAACTTTGTTGAATGTAAGTATGACCACCAGCACCATCTAAATTTATTTTTCCTGTAGCAGGTACTGCAATATCATCGGTTGATGTTATTTGTTCTGCTTGAATTGTTCCAGTTGCAGTTACTGAACCAATACCCAATGAAGCCATACTTGATATAGCAGTACTACCATCACCTACAATGTTTCCGTTTGCAGTTATGTTGCCTGCAAATGTTGCTGACTGTCCACTAAATGTAAGTCCACCAGAAGTGGTCAATTTAATAAATTGTCCAGTAAGAGGATCAACTACAGAAAATTTTAGTCTTTTATCACCAGCAGAATCAATAACTTGCATAAATATACCAGCATTTCCATAGGTGTCATTATTTCCTATACTTAAAAATGGTTCACCATTATTTTCCTTTAGTCTTAATCTAAAATCTGAATCACTTCCTACATCAATCAATTTATTAGAAGAATCTAAGGTTATATTGTTTTTTGTAAGTGTTGTTGAACTCAATGTCCAACCACCGATAGTTCCTGATATAGCTTTTAAAACACCAGCTTTAGTAACACTAAATGGAGCTGAAGCAAATGTCCCATGACCTAATTGTAAACCTACATCCCCATCTACTACAAAAATATCTGTTCCACTACCAAGTGTTATTGATTTACCACTTGGACTTAATGTAAAATTTGTTGCAGTTAAATCATCACTACTTAAAGTAAATCCACCAACTGTTCCTGATTGTGCTTTTAAAACACCAGCGGGTGTTACACTAAATGGAGCATCAGCAAATGTAGCATCTCCTAGTTGTATTCCATCATCACCATCAGCTACGAATACATCATCACCGCTTCCAAGTGTAATAGATTTTCTAGTTACATCTATTGTGAAATTAGTAGCAGTTAGTGTAGTTGAACCTATAGTAAATCCACCGATAGTTCCAGCAGTAGCAGTCATCGCTCCTTCTTTACTAACTTGAAATGGAGCACTTGCTGGTGTAAGATTACCAGCAGAAATTCTAACATCACCAGTGCCAGATAGCCTTACTATATCAGCACCAGTACCAACAATTATATCACCTGCGTTCGCATCAAGTGCTATATTACCAGCGTTTGATGTTAATTTATTTGAACCTACTACCCAACCAGTAGTACCACCAAATCTTCCAGTATTAGCAGTAACATCTCCTGTGAATGTAGCAGTTCCATCAGCGGCTAATTGTATTGCAGTCGCGTCTGTTCCACTACCATTTCTATTAATTATTTTAACTATTCCACTACCTAATTCTATTCTTGATTTTTCATTAGCTACGGGTCCTATTACTGTTGCTAGTCCAAACGAAGCTACTGTAGTATTTGTTCCACTCACATCCTCTATTATGTCTACCGAATCACTATCTATCTGTACGAATGTTGAGTCATTTTCATCAACACCAATTTTTATTGTACCATCTACCAAAGATATATTATCTTTATTATTTTCTTTGATAGTAATTCCACTAGTTCCATTAATAGTTACTTTATCTGTTGAGCTTCCGATTGTAACAACACCACCAGTCACATCAAAAACCTCAGCGTTATTAGTGAACATAGATATAGAATTATTTTCTATAACGACTCTTTCGTGGCCTGTTGTTCCACCTGTACTTCGTAATGTTAATGTTCCACCTGTTATTACAGTATCTGAACCAAATGTTCCAACATCTACTCCACCTTGTGTTATAGTTAATCCACTCGAATTAACAACTGCCTTATTGTTGTTATCTTGAAAAATACTAACAGTTCCATCGGCAATTCTTATACAATCATCGGTAGATGTTGTGGTTACAGCCGCTCCCGCACTTCCAATTGCGGTTACTGCTCCAAATATTGCTCTGACTTGACTATTTTCTGTCAATGTCATACCATCACTATTAAGAAGTAACTTATCAGCATTACTATCAAATATAGTTATACCGGTACCTGGCTCAATTCTAATCACATCATCGGTTGTCGAAATTGAAACATCAGCACCGACTGCTCCACCTATAGCTATTTTTCCAGTATTGTCAATAGCAACTCTTTTGTAAGATGTACCAGATACTTTTCCGGAATACATACTAATAGCAGTAGATGTTATTTCTGTTCTAGCATCGGCAGCTAAACCTATTCTTGTTGTAGTTCCATAATCTGCTACGCTAACGCCAGCAGCTGTATTCAAAGACATACCATCATTATCAATTACAACTCGTGTTTCAATAACATCTACTGCTGCTTGAGCAGTTGCTGCGTTTGAAACTCCTGTATTAGCAGTTGTTTGAGCCGCACTAGCAGATGCAGCTGCTCCAACTGCATAAGCAGAACCTGAAGCGACTGCTCCAGCACCGTAAGCAGAACCTGAAGCGACTGCTCCAGCACCATAAGCAGATGCTGATGCTTCAGCTCCCAATGCAACACCTTTTGCATAGTCATTAGTTGCAGCATTTCCACCTGTAATTGTTATACTACCTGCTATAGTTAAGCTATCACCATCCCAAACTAAAGAATTATCACTAGCCCCTCCTTTTATTGACATCTTATATTTACTACTATTTTTTCCGATGAATATACCTTCAGCAGCATTATAAGAATGAGCACTTGCATCAGCTGCAAATCTTAATGACGGTGTTGCGCTATCAAGATAAACCGTAGTAGCGTCTAAAGTAAATGTATCTGAACGTATGTCAAGACCATTACCATCTGAAAATATTCTATTAGTTGCGCTTTCAATTAAACCAAATTCTCCACTACCAGCTAAGTATATACCTCTAGTTGTACTATCGGCTGAGTTTGGTCCTAAACTAGCACCCATTCTAATCTCACCACTATTATTAGTTGGATTTAATTGAAAGGTAGTTCCACCTTGTAAATTATTACTGCTTATAGCAAAGTTACCAATCTGTCCTGAACTGGCATTTACCATTCCGGACATTGAAACCGCAGAAGCAGTTATCTGCCCGTTAGAACCATTTAATATAAGAGATGGTGTGGCGGTTGTAACCGATATAGAGTTACCCATACCACTATGTGAGGTACAAAAGTAGTAAAGCGATGTCGGTGTACTAGCCGTTACAACAATTGTAAGTGCAGAGCTAGTTATTGTAATACCATCTGTAATCACACTACCATTTGCTGATGTTCCTATTCTAAATGGGTGACCACCATTAGAGCCATCTGAAAAGTCAAATACATATGTGTTGCCAACTATAAGAGTAAGTGCTGGTTGAGCAACTCCATCTATAAGGTAATTACTAGAACCATTTGCAGTTACAGTATAATTTACAGTATCACCACCTGTAGCACTTTCAATTTTGTTTGTACCAATGGTAAATCCACCGATTGTACCACCACTAGCTTTTATAGAACCACTCATATCTAAACCAGCAGCTGATGCTGATAAGAAAGTTGTTGTTCCTCTCTTTACCGATATTTGTTGGGAATCTATGGATACGTGACTTCCACCTGTCGGACCGATTGTTGTGGTTGCTCCAAATGAAGCAGAGGTTTGTCCACCTAAGACAACATCAAAACTATCAGCATCCATCTGAGAGTAGTTGTTGGAGTCAAATAAAACTTTTACATCGGATGAGCCAATAGATACCTTTTCAACAGAACCTTCGTATAAACTAAAAGTACTATCTGTAATCTCTATTCTATTATCATCAGCTTTACCAAGCGTAAGTTTGTTGCCAGCCAATGTTGTTCTTACAGTACCACCTTCTTTTATGGTTACACCACTTGCGTTTATAACTACTTGGTCATCCGTACTAGCCCCATTTAATGTTACAGCACCACTAGCCAATAAAATACTGTCAACACTATTTTCTGTGAGTGTGATTCCACTATCGCTGATAGTTACTTTGTCGGCTGAAGTACCAATTACCGATGTTGCTCCAAAGGTAGCACGTGTTGTATCTGTCCCTGAACTATCAGTTATAAAATCCATTGAATCGTTATCAATCTCAACTCTAGACTCATTATTAGCATCTATACCAATTCTAATTGTATCTCCGTAATCTGCTACACTCGTTCCATCTGCTTTGTTCAAAGACATTCCAGCTGAAGTAAGTGAAACTTGAGTTTCATAAGGAGTTTGTCTACTAGCTAAAGAAGCTGACACTTCTGCGGCTGAACCACTAATTGTATCTGCGCTTACTCCAGCTAAATCACCGCCAGTGATGGTTATATTTCCTGATATCTGAGCAGCTGATGCTGTAATCTGGCCACTTGATTTCAAAATTAATGCATCGTTTATTGAATTTATCTGACTACCATCAACATCAAATCCACCAATTGAAGCTGATATAAATTGTGCAAATCCCTCATCGGTTATTCGAGCTAGTATATCTCCACTAGAGGGTGTTGCTATACTATTAGCTGATAAATCACCTAAAATTGTTACATCAGAAGTAATAACACCTCCCGTTAATCTAAATCTAGAACCAGTTATACCACCATCTGCATTCAATGTAAGTCCACCAGCTTGACTGGTTATTGAAGCGGCCGCTATATCAAAACCACCAATATTACCTTCAGCGGATGTTACCTTACCTGACATAATAGTATTACCACCACTTAGGTGAAAAGCAGATGAACTTATTTCTAAATTACCTAAAGAACCGCTTATAAATTGTGAATCACTTCCTAAGAAAAATCCTGATGAGCTCACATATACATTAGTTCCATCCCATTCTAATCTACCATGACCAGCTTTACCAGCTCTAAAATGTCCACTACCATTCATAAATATACCAGTTCCACTAGTCAAACTTTGTCCAGTAGCACTAGCACCCAATACAATCTTAGGAGTAGAACTATTAATAACGAGAGTAGAACCAGCAACCAAATCAAATACTGTTGATTTCATCTGTATGGTAGTTCCATTAAAGTAAATAAAGTTATCACCACTTCCCTGATCTTCACCAACCCTAAACTTGCCACTACCATCCATATAGATACCAGTATTATCCGTATCTGTTACCGAAGCAGCACTACTTCCCATTACTAATTTAGGTGTGCTACTATCTAATATTAAAGTAGTTCCACCCTTTAAAGCAAAGGTTTCTGATTTTATAGTTAGAGCAGAACCTGATTGGTGTATAAAATTGTCACTATCAAATCCTGTTCTAAAATGTCCGTTGGTATACCAAAAGTTATTATCATTTATGTGGATACCATCTAACGTATTTCTTACATTAGTTCCTATTGTTACTTGATTTGATAAATCAGTTCTAACATGAAGTATTCCCTCTATCGAACCTGTTGTAGCAGTTAAAGCTCCTTTTAAGAAAACATTTTCTGTAAATAAACCAAACCCTGGTGTAGCATTACCAAATAACAATCCACTACTCAATCCACTCAAGTCTCCTAAACGAGCCTTTAAATCTACATCATAAACTCCACTACCTGTTCTTTCAACAATATCCATATAAGGAGTAGTTTGGTCATTTGGATTAGCGTTTAATCTAATGAAACCAGTTCCAATTTTTCCAGTTGATATAATAACTTGACCTGGCTCATATGACTGTGATATATTCGACCTATCTCCAAGAGAACCTGATTCACCTAAACTTCCACTCCTATAACCTCTAATTAAATGAAGGTTTCCAGCAAAATTAGTATCACTAGATGGTTCTTCTCTAGAAGAACTTTGAACTAACATATACTCTGTAGCAAATCCAGTAGAACTTATTTTCTTTGCTGCTAAAATTTCATCTGCAGCAAACCCACTAACATTAACAACACTCATCGTAGTAGCATTAGCAGCTAAAGCAGTAGAGCCTGTTGTTACAGTTGAGTTAGCAATGTATAACTGACCACCTACAGCATTTACAGTTTCTTTTTCAAATACAGTAGTCTTTAATGTACCACGAATACTAACATTTTCAAATTCTGCAGAACCATTACCTTCCGAAGTTATTCTCCATCCTTTTACACCACTAGCAAAATCAGCAGTTTCTAATCTACCAGAAGAATGGATAACTAAATTTTGACTTGATATTTGATTAGGGCTTAATGACCAACTAGCTATTTGATTTTTAGCATCACTTAGATGAACTATCTCATCGGAAGCGGCTGTTCCTGTTCCGTCATAAATTGTTATACCAAAATGATTAGCTGAAGTAGAATCAACTTCACCTATTCTAACTCTTACATTACTACCATCGGAAACCTCAATCCTTTTAGTAGCTGAGTTTATATCTAAGTTTGTAGTATCTAAATTAAATGTATCTGTTTTTATATCTATTCCATCATCAAATATAAAATAGTTAGATGAGTTCTTAACAAACTCAGCTTGTGGATTGGTGTTATCCATTCCGATAAGAATACCTCCAGTTCCACTACCCTCTGAAGAAAAGTTTGTTTTGTCTCCCATAGCAATAAGAGTATCACTCCCATCAGCTGACATCGTAACCGATGAAGCTCCTGTACCAAGAGTCATAGTAGAAGTGGAAGCACCAATCAATCTAATCTTACCCTCACCTAAACTCATAGAAGCGTGTGTTGACGATATTTCTACATTGGTTGCGTCTAATTCAAATTTAGCAGATTTAATATCAACATCACTACCATCAAATTTTAAATGTTTATTAGAACCATCACCTGCGTAAAATCTAGAAGTTCCACTATTATGTTCTAATTGAAGACCTGCTTGTCCAAATGTATGATTTTTAATTGATATAGAACCAGCATTACTGTCGATTCTAACATTATCACCACTATCGTTAAATCTGTTAGCAGACAAGCTCCATCCACCAATTGTTCCACTAGTAGACTTTAGAACACCAGCTTTTGTAACACTAAATGGTGCTGAACCAAAAGTTCCATGTCCTAAATGAATACCAACATCACCATCAGCTATAAAAATATTTGTTCCACTACCAAGTGTTAGTGAGTTATTGCCAGGATCTAATGTAAAATTAGTAGCAGTTATTGTGCTCGAATTAATTTTAAACCCACCAATTGCACCCGCGTTTGCTGTAACAGTACCAGACATCGAAACTGCTGATGCTGTAATTTGACCATTTGATTTTAAAATTAATGCATCGTTTGTTGAATTTATTTGACTGTCGCTAACATCGAACCCACCAATTGAAGCAGAAACGAATCTAGCAAAACCAGCATCTGTTATTTCTGCTAATTTAGTTCCATCAGCAGGAGTAGATATTGAATTAGCCGCGAGTGAACCTTCAATAGTCACATCAGCTGTAATTTTACCACCAGATAATAAAAATTTAGAGCCTGTAATCTGTCCGTCTGATTTTAATATAAGACCACCAGTCGAACTTGATATCTGTGAAGAACCTACTTCAAAACCACCGATTTCTCCTTCATCTGCGTTTACTTTTCTAACTATTATATCACCATCTGGCTTTAAATGGAACTTAGAAGAACTTATCTCTATATTTCCATTTGAACCACTTATAAACTGAGATGATTCCCCCATAAAGAATTTTGGAGTAGATAGAGTAATAGAGCTACCACTTAGTGTAGTATCACCAGTACTAAATATTCTTATATTACCTTCTGAACCACTTATGAAATTATCCGTTTCACCAAAGTAGAACTTAGGAGTTTGTAAATTTATAGAACTACCACTAATAGTAGCCCCACCATCAGCTTCTAAAACTATGTTATTATTAGCAGAATTTATTTGTGAAGAATCTACTACAAAGCCGCCTATTGATGCTGATACAAACTTAGCAAATCCGGTTGAATTAAGAGACGAAGAAGCGTTCAGTAGTGTTGAGGTAGCACCAGCTATAGTTGCCGGTAAGAATAATGAATCAACTGCTAAATCTCCTCTAACGGTTAAATCACCATCTGCAAATTGTAGGAATTGACTACCACCCTTATCACCTAATAAAATATTACTAGCTGTTATATTTCCTTCTGGAGTTAAATGAAAAGCAGAAGAACTTACTTCTATATTACCATTACTACCGCTCACAAAAGTTGAAGTCTTTTTTCCTAAAAAGAATCTAGGAGCTTCTAATACAATATTACTACCACTAGCCTTTAAAGTATCCGTCTGTATATCAATACCATCATCAAATATAAAGTAGTTAGTACTATTCTTTACGAACTCAGCTTGTGGATTTGTAGCATCCATACCGATAAGGATACCGGCAGTTCCTGTTCCTTCATCTCCAAAGTCACCCTTACTTCCCATAGCAAGAAAATTATCAGTTGCACCACCTTGTAACTTTATAGCATTTCCTGAACCCAAAGTAATCTTTTCGTTAGCTGAATCTATAAGAACATTTGTTGATTTTATTTCATCTGCATCTATTGTAAATCCACCGATTGTTCCACCTGTAAATAAAACTTTTGAACCTGTAATCTGTCCACTATCTTTTAGTTTTAGAACAGCACCTACTGATATAACTCCACTATCTACAACTAAACCACCGATATCTCCACCCTCTAATGAAAGACCTGATGCTGTTACTTGCCCACCAGCAGATACTTTGAAATTACTTGATGATATAAATGAAACGGGATCGGCAGTATTTGTAGATGAAGATATTTCATATGATGTTCCTAAACTTAACTTCGTATCACCAATTGTAAGTCCACCAATCTCACCTTCAGCTGCTGTTACTTTGCCTGACATAATAACATTACCTTCATTATCTAAATGAAAGTTTGACGAACTTATTTCTATGTTACCCAATGAACCACTTACGAATTGTGTAGGTGAACCTAAGAAGAAAGCAGAAGATGACATAAAAACATTATCACCATCAAATGACAAATGACCACCAGCGGCATTACCAGCTAAAAATTTTGGTTTGTTATCAGAACCCTTACCTTTCATAAAGATACCTTTATTAGTACCATCTATATCAGTTGGTAATGGATTTCCAAGAGATATAAAACCACCCTGACTTGAACTTACAAATAAATTTGTAGCACTTAATTTAAACTGATCGACATCTACTGAGAAAACTGAAGCAGTAACATTAATATCTTCAGAAGCGATATTTACAACATCACCATCAAAGAATACATAAGAGCCACCTTTACCGACACCAAATTTATATTTACCATCCGTATCCCTTCCAAATAACACACCATTTATTTCATCAGCAGTAAATGTAGAACCACTACCCATTCTTATTAATTGTTCATCACCACTCATTGTTACAGATGAGTTTCCTACACCAGCCCTTAAATCACCATCTTTTATTTCCCAACCACCTATAGCACCAGCAGCTGCAGTAATTGTTCCTGTCATATCGACATCACCACCTGGCTGCAAATGAAAGTTAGATGAACTTATCTCAATTTTTTCTCCTGAACCACTTATGAATTGTGTTGAAGTTTTTCCTACAAAAAAAGCATCTGCTTGTACATCAAATAAACTTGGATTGGTTCTAAACTTTAAAGAACCACTTTCACCAACCAACTCTAAGCCAACACCAGCATAATCTTCTCCACTGCCAGGTAACACAGAGCCACTATAAATCATAAAACCAGGAGTACCACCCAACGATGAGTCTGAAGCTGATGTGAATCCCAAATAGCCAACTGACCTCATAAAGCCAGAACCAGTAGCTCCATCGTCTCCTGTTTCAGGTATTGTTGAGTCAACACCACCAAACTGCATACCACTAGCAGTTGTTTCTCCACCTAAAAATACACTACCAGGAATGTTATTATCGTCTCCTGTAATAACCATATTAGCGCCAGTAAATACAGAACCTGTAGTTACAGCAATCTCATCTGCCAAATTATTATTTATATCATAAAACTCTGTTAGAAACTCTAATGTTTCAGGTCTTTTATGTGTTAGTTCAGGAGATAGTTCTTGTTGAAAATTTACAAATGTTGGTGAAAAGCCTGTGTCCGTTGATGGAACTACTGATATGTCTGATAAGTTCCATTGGCCAGATATAACCCTAAACTGAACTATAGCATCGCCAGTTAAAGTCGAATTAAAATTATGAGTAACTAGTTTAAAATCTTTTTTAGTATCATCGGTAGATTCTACTTCTAAGACTCCCATTCTTTTACCATAAGCAGAGGATTCTTCTACATCAGTTTGGGTGACATCATCATTATGTAAATCAGTTGATTGTTCCATAGAAGAGCCAGAAACATATACCAGCATTAAAGCCCTACCATCAATATCTTTTTGCCCTATAGCATTAAAAGATAAAGTATAATCTATACTTTTTCTCAACTCAAATTTGTATTCATCTTTTAATTGAAATCTTATTTGGTCTGTAAATACTGATGTACTTCCTGATATCATTACAGAATCATTTAATGTGCCTGTTTCAGAATAAGAAGCAGTTGATGTAGCAGCAGCTGTTGTTAAACCATTTGTACTACCATATAAATCCCAATATAGATATGATGAAGATGTAGGAAAATCGGCTTGAACAAAATAACCTGTTCTTTCTCCTACACCAACCGAATTGTTATTTACCATTTTATCAGGAGATTCTACAGGTACTTCAGCTAATAGTTTGTAATCGTCAAAAGAACCTTCACTTCTTACGTAAACCTTTGCTTTAAAAACTTCGCCTGAGAAAGTTCTAAGGTGACTTAATGTAATATCCGCGTAAGAGACTATGTTTGTTAGACTAAAAGAGGCAGATGGCTCACGAGTAAAATGAGTTTTACCAGTAGCTTCCATATTCAAAATTCTATAGTTACCTTCAACATCTTGTTTTGTAAATGGTGTATTCACATAAGCAGTTGTACCCGTAACATCTAACTCAGCAATTGAGGCTGTGTAATGGTTTGGAAAGTTTTCATCATCCGGATCCGTAACCACATTGAAAGAAACAGGAACTTTTAAACCATTGTTATCTAAGTCTTCTCGACTGTATAGGGAAGTATTTATAGCAGAAAATCTTATTTCTGCGCCGATTTCTTTTGTAGTAAATCTATGTTCGTCATCTCTTATAGTAAAAAAATACGGAAAATCTTCTGGTGAATTTCTTCTTCTTATTCTTCTAGACCTTTTAAATCTACTATTTCCTCTGATACTTTTTTTCTTTGCATGTTGTTTTAATTTTTCTTTTTCAGCTTCATCACCTGGAATATCTCCGTTAGGTGGCGGTGGTGTTTGATTTTCTTGTGTTTCTGTTACACCAGCTCCTTCTCCTGCATCATCATTTTGAGATGGATTATTAAATATCTCATACTGTTGTTGTATATTTGATTGTCCTCTAACTTTGAATGCAGAAGATACGGTTTCGCCTGATACTACTTCTCTAATCATTGTACCAAAACGCTTTTCAACAGCTGTAAGTCTTGGTGATGTATAAAATTTTATAGGCTGAACATTTATTTCAGCAGTATTTATAATAAATTCTTTGGTAAGTCTTACATTATAAACTCCTTGAAACTCTTTTGGTATTTCTTCTACTTCACTATAGTTTCCAGCATCTAATGGTAATCTATCTAACTCACCAACTATTATCATTGTAGCAATACCAGGTGCTACTGTATCATATACCTCAACCGATACAGTTCTGGAAGTACCTTCTAAATAATTTTGAACTGGTTCAACATATATACTATTACCTTTTGAGTCGATAAAGTCTATTTGAAGTTCTATTCCCTTTCTCATATAAGGAGAAACCTCTATAAGAAAAGAGCTTTTACCTTGAGGCAGACTTTCAGGTATATCGGTAATTACGATGTGTCTGGATTTATCCTTCTCATCTACCAATACATCTATTTTTTCAAGTCCAAGTAATCTGTTGAATCTTTTTACGATGCTCATTAATATATTTCCTATAATTTGATATCATTAATAAATATCATAATTTAAAATTTTTATATTTATTATATGTATAAGATATGGAGATTATCGGTATGAAAAAGAAATATTCATTTACTATAGATGAAGGGCTAGTAGACTGGTTTAGATTATATGTTAAAGAAGAAAGCACTACGATGAGCGCAGTGCTTAATCAATATGTACTAAGTCTTAAACGAGGAGAGAGTAAACCTAAAAATTTACTTTCTAGTCAAAAAATACGTTAGAGAAGTTATCTTCTTTTTTAATTTCTAATAGGGTATCTACAGCATCCCTCATAGAATCTATATGAGAAACAATCATTGTAAACTGAAACTGAGTTTTAAGATACTGAAACAGATTATAAACAGAGTTTAGATTATCTGAATCCATAGTTCCCCAACCCTCATCAATAGCTAAGAAGTTAGCTGCTGGTAGATTAGATACATTTATCAATCCTACACGCATAGCTAAAGAAGATATAAATCTTTCCATACCACTACTTAGTTCAAGAGGCCAAACATTATCATCATCATATACAATATAACAATTAATGTTCTTACCGTCCATCTCCAATATCATAGAGAAGTCTACGATTTGTGCTAATATATCATTTACAGCACCCTCAATAGTTGGAAGAGCTTTGGATATTAGTTCGTAAGGTATACCATCACGTTTGATAGCATCCATATAATATTGGTAAGCTGCATACTTACCTTCCAATTCTTCTACCTTTTTGATATTAGACATTATGTTTCTACGATTGGTTTCTAATACTTTAATCTCACCATTTGCAGTTTGTAGTTTCTTATCTAAATCTTCTATCTCTACTTCTAAGTTATCAGAATTGTTCTGTTCAGAATCGATAGAGTTGTACAAGTCTTTGTTAAATAAAATATCTTTTTCTTGTTCGTGATAAAGATTGATTTTATCTTCCACAATAGCTAACTGACTTATAAGATTCTTTTTCTTTTCTGTAGTTAGTTTTTGTTCACTATCTGTTTTACTGATGTTTGAAGTTAGTAAGTTAAAATTATTTATACAAGAATCCATTTGTTGTTTGTGAGCAGTAATATGAGATAAACCATTTATGATACTATCCAACTCGGATGATTTCTTTAGAAAAGTATCTGCTAAAGTCTTATCTTCATTTAGTTTTTCTTTTGTTTCTATAGCATCCAATGTAAAAGGATTGCTCATACAATAGGTACAATCAGGATCGTGTTCTAAATTACCAAGCTTATCAATCTTATCCAACTTATGTTGAACTTCAATCTTTAATTTGTCTATCTCTATCTGATGATTTGATTTCTCTAAACTATATTGTTCAAACTGAGCAAACTTCTTACCCACTTCGTTTTCTTTGTAGATGTTTATCTTTTCTGTTAGTTCAGTTTCTTCAACTTTATATTGCTCAGAAAGAGTTTTAAGTTTACCGAACTTTTCATCTGTAGTGGCTAGAGTATTATTTAGGTTGGCTTTTCTTTCTTCCAACTCATCTAAACTACCGACAGTATCATCAACTTTTTTAAGTTTTTTAGTAAGGGTTATAATCTTTCTGTCTGATTTCTTTTTATCAGCAACCATTTCTTTCTTAGTTACAGTCAACTCTCTTGATTCTTTTCTAAAATCAGTTAGACTTTCTTTTATTTCAGCTAAATCTGTATCGTAGTTGTTGTTCTTAAAAGATTTGAGAAGAGAAGATACATCGTGTATTTCATCAGCGGCTAATTTCCAAAGATCGTCAAACACACCAATGCCCATAAATTGTGCAAGTAAGTCTTTTCTTTCTTTCTGTGTCTTATCAATAAAAACAGTTGAGTTAGTTTGTAGAGAAAGCGATGTCATTACAAAGTCATCATAAGTTCCGATTAATCTACGAATATTTACATCTGTAGTTCTTCTTTGGTCTCCATTCATAGAAACCTTTTCACCATCATCAGCAAATGTGTAAA